TCAATGAATCTGAATGCTCGGGGGGGCCCCGGTAAACAAAATTTTTACCGGGTGACCATCCCAAACCTGAATCGATTTCATAGGCTTAGGTTGACAGAAAACCAGCACAATAAGCTCTGCCGGTTCCATCTGATCATTTACTACTACGTTGGCCGATCCGTCGGTCAGATCGAGCTTACGCAGCAGTGCTTCCGCTCGCTGGAGTTCCATTGGCTAGCTCCGAATTGTGTCCTGACACTAGCGTCATGCTGAAAATCGACAGAATTTTGTCGATTGGCAATATATAAGAGACATTATTGCCTCCAGCAAATACCACGCCAACCGACCTGGTGCCGTCCTCTGTGACCACCAGTGAGCCGCTGTCGCCTCCTTCGGAGAAGGTGTTACCGCCATCTCCTTGCACAGCCCATACTCCTGAAAAATAGACTATAGACTGGAACCTGTTGGACTTATATGGGAGGTAGAAAGGGGCCACCATTTGACCGAGCACCGTACCAGCCCTCAGGCCAGTGGTCCTACCCACCTTCTTAACTCTGAGACCTGCACGAAGAGCGACAGTTTCGCTCGGCGTGTCATAGAAGCCATTTCCTTGCATGGAACTTACTTTATCCGGCTCGGTTACAAGGAAAATGGCTGCATCGGTCTCTTGCAGGGTTATCTGGTTAGGATCGCCACTGTTGAGCGGGGCGAGAGCGAAATGGGTGCCAATTGCTACCGGGGGCGGACTAGCAGGTGACGCGTCCATTGGGGACGGACTCAGGATATGCATCCCATGTGGAGTGTGGTTGCATTCGCCAGTCACGTGGTTGTTTGAGAATCCAACAAGACGACCATCCGCGAGCCGAGCGAGGAAGCCCAAGGTCCCAGCGTCAAATACTTGTGATGTGGTAACGGATGAGCCGCAAGAAATCCTGTCGGAATGTGTGAACCATATTGGCGCTCCAACTGCGGCTGAGAATGGAGCGGGAGGAGGGTTTGTCTCAATGGTGGTTTTTCCTATGTAGGAAAAATCAACGCCATGGGCCCTCTTGGGAAGCTTCTTGTTGATCTGGGAAGAAATTGCATTCTTGCACAAGACAGAGATCGTCCCGTTACCGCTGTCAGCAGTCACGGCGGTGATCTTCAGGCGATGCAGCGCTTGTGAAATACGTTTAGCTGCATCAGCATCAGTATCGAAAATCCTTTCGAGCGACATCTCAATTGGTGACTGGGCCGCCTCTCGAGCTGCAAATGCTCCATGTCTACGAGCCCATTCGTGCAAGGCGGAGCCGAGCATCATCGCGTCATATTCGACGGCCGGTTCGACTTCGATTTCCGGTATTTCGAGTGTGGTCATATCCCTATTCCCCTCCCCAGGGGTCAAATCGTCAGAGGCTAATCCGGAAAACCGGAATTTTTTCTTCAAAGTAAAACCGAATACCAGAAAACCTTCTCAGGCAGGCTGGTGTCACTCCCTCGCCCTTGCAATCCTTCCCACCTTCACCTCATCCCCATACCCCTCCAACCGATCCTCCCCAGCCTGCATAACCTGGCAGATCCTGATCACCGCCTGGGCGTCATGCTCGTTTCCGGCCTGGCTCAGTCGTTCGGCAATCCGCATCAGTTCGACCGCTGACCATTTGAGGTCCGAGGCCAGGCCCTGTAGGTCGCGGCGCAGCTGCTGGTTGGGTTTGGTAAGGGTCATGGTAGGGACTCAGCCTATCTGCAAGCTTCTGCGCCGACGTAATCGGCAATCGAACCACTCACAATGGGTGCCATTCGGGGATCAGGCTGAGACGCCTTCATTTGCTCCAGGGTTTCACCGCTGCCGAGGTACTTCACTGTGCGATCTGCGCAATTGTACAGGCGTCGAGAATAGGAAGTGCCACTCGATCCGACGCGCTTCGTCGTGATCGTACGATCATTACCAGAGGTATCCCGGGCCAAGATCGTGTAGGCAGCCTTGGGGTCGGATGGCACGTGTAGCGTTGCGGCCACAGAAACCGCAGGAATCAAAGCAAAGCCAAATACAGCCAAAATCAGTCGCGACATATAGTTTCCTTGCTAATGGAGCCGACAATTAAAGCTTGCCAGCTCGCCAAATCCTTGCCGATGACCCCCGCTCGCGGATGGTTCACACCAGATGCGCATTCCACACCAGCAGCACCCTGGCCTGAATGTAGGTCTCATCAACCCGAATGTCTTCAGGTGGATGATTCGTGTTGTCCGAGATCATCTTGAAATGGTCGCGACCCTTCTTTTGCAGGCGCTTGATGTACTGATGACCCTGATGGGAGAAGTAGTAGATACCGTCGCCCACGAACTCACGGATGCTGATGTCAACGACCAACGGGTCGCGGCTCTTGATGGTCGGCGCCATGGACTGGCCGACCCCTGTTATGAGCTTCAGATGGAAATGCTCTTTGAATTCGACCCCCATCTCGCGCAGGTGGGTGGGGCTCACACGGATGTCCTGCAGCATTTCAGGGAAGTCGTGAGCTACTTCACCATCGCCCATTGCTCCGCGCACGTCGTAGTGAGCAATCCACACCTCATCGCCCACGAGGCCTGGGCGGGAGAAGTCAGCGGTCAGCAGCTTGCTGGCTGATTGCTCCGCGGACTTTTCATCGATGGCGTCAGCGATTTTCCTTCGAGCATCGGCAGACAGCCCCTTCCCGTGCTTGGCCAGCATTTGACGGACAATATCTGAAGTCGATAGTGATTCATGCGGCTGAGGATCAGCCTCATTGGAATTGAGCGGCTCATAGCCTCGTAGTTGGTCAGTGCTGACGCCAAAGTAATCGGCCAGGGGCCTGACCTGCTTGTCTGCCGGTTCTTTGATCCCTTTAGTCCCGTGGGGCTTGAGAATCCTGGAAATGGTCGATTGACCAACCCCCGTTCGTTCAGACAGCTCTACCTGATTGATGCCTTTTTCGGCCATCAGCTGAGCGAGAATTTTATCTATCGATTTATGCATAGGTGCAATGCTGCCTCCCAGCAGTGCATAGGGCAATACGGTGCATCGTTGACAGATATGCACCAGTGCATGATCATGTGCATATCTACAAAGGAGGCAGCCATGAGTGCTACCGATCTTCCAAGCAAATTGGATGCATTGCTTGGCTCAGGCCTGACCTACAAGGCCATTGCCGAGCGTGCTAAATGCGACATCTCGACGATTTTCCGCATCCGCAATGGACAGATCAGCAATCCGAGCTACGTAGCCGGAATTGCTATTGATCAGATGCATGCGGAACTGGTGAAGCCGAGAAAGAAAAACTCAAAAAGAACAGCCGCTTAGGCATGCCGAGCGAAAAGCTTCTTTGGCTATTCATGCATTGAAGTATCTGCGGAATGGCGAACCGCCAGTAGATGACCAAAACACCTGTGAATTTAACCAGCAGGAGAGGGCGATGAACAACGAACAGACCAGCACTTGCACTGAGGCGGCGCCGCTCAATGCTCAACCGCGCCTCTCCGGCCGGGATCGGGAAATCGCGCTGCAGGCCATTGCGGCTCGAGCGTCGGGCACTCCTGTCGAAGCGGCTTACCAAATTTTGGCCGGCATCGAGGCATTGGATGCAGGGCCTGAGTCGCCTCTGGTCATGCTGTGGCCCAAAGGCGATGGCTACGAAACGCTTGAGGATAAGGCCGCCTGGCATGAGGCCGAGAGAGACCGCTTGCTTGATCGACACAATGCTTTCAGCCGAGCTTTTCCTAGCTGGCGGCGCCAGGAGACTGGAAGCCCAGGCTCGCAGCATTCACCCGATGGTGATCAAGGTCGTTCTGGATTGCATTCCTCGCCGCTTCCGGGAGTTGAAGCTGTGCAAGTTCATGATGCAGAGCCAAGCAAAGATCTTGAATCGTCATCCCTCTCACACCGGGGAGAGTCCAGCCGTGTTTCTGGATTAGATGAAGATGCGCAGGCTTGAGCCCTTCCAGAGGACCCCATTGCCAGGCGAATTTTTCCCTTTCTCGTTCGCAGAAACAGTTCAGCAGGTACTCGGGAACAGCATGAAGAATCGCCCTTTTACAGAGATCGCTATTTGGACTGTGCGCATTCGCGGGATCCAGTTCTTGAAGAGCGCTTTTCGTAATGCGGCGCCACTCAGCACTGTAGTTCATAGGGGTGAAGCACATATGTCCGGCCTCCGATGGCCTTTTCGTGTGGAAGCAAAAAGCTACCACGGATGCGCCGGACACCCATAAGGCCTGAATCGCAGGCATAAAAAAACCGCCTGGCAGGGCGGTCTTCTGAAACAAACAACGAGGTCAATTATGCACTCAGCAATGGATGCTAGCAACACCGTAATACCGCCTCAAGACCACCAGAAAGCCTTTCATAAGTCCGCCGCACTCCATGCCGCGCGAATGATTCGCCTCCAGTACGCAGCCTCCTCGAAGTCCGCGCTCCGCCGTGAGTGTGTCGAGCACCTGCGGGCATCGTTGTGCGGAGGTGGCGTGTGAGCACCGTCACCACCATCCAACCGAAAAGCGGATTCACCCGAATGGACAACGACCTGTACGAGGCCCTGATCGGGGCTGAGCTGTCAGGCCGCGAGCTTCGTGTCGCCCTGGCAATCCATCGCCAAACCGCTGGTTACAACCTGGAGAGGGCCACCATCGCGGCTTCGTACATCGCCGAGATGTCCGGCATTCGTCGCGAGGATGTGTCCCGAGCCATCTCGGAGCTGCTTCGCCAGTGTGTGATTTACCGCGAAGGCGGTAGCCGTAGCCCGATCGGGTTCAACCCAGTCGGAGAGTGGAAGATCGACAAGAAAAACACCCATCCGAACAAGCCAAAAGAAGTGCCACAGTGTGGCGTTTCCGACACGTCCAATGTGGCGTTTCTACCACACAATAAAGACAGAAATACAAATACCAATGCTAACGCATTGGTTGTCGACGCATCCGCATCGACCGGCGACGGTGAAGTTGATCACGGCAACGACAAAGCAGCCCCACCAGCTGGCCAGCCCAAGGCCGCCAAAGTCGACAAGATCCCATATGCCCGTATCGTCGAAATCTACAACCAGACCTGCGGCCACGCGCTGCCTCAGTGCCTGAAGCTCAACGACAAGCGCCGCACCCGCATCCGCGCTTGCTGGAATCTGCAAATCAATGGCGTCCACCCGTTCCGCAAGAGCGAATTTTGGGCCGCGTACTTCACCGACTGCTTGGCGGTCAAGCATTACACCGGCACCAATGACCGCGGCTGGACCGCCGACATCGAGTTTCTGACCCGCGAAGCCACCGTGCTCAAGGTGCTGGAGGCGCAGCAATGATCACTACTCGCCCACTGGTTGCCGAGGAAGCCGAGTTCGGCGTCATTGGCTCGCTAATGCACCAGCCCTCCCTAATCGAAACCATCGGCGCCAAGGTTTCGCCGATGCACTTCCACCAGCAAGACGCTGCCGAGCTGTTCAGCATGATCCTTGCCGCACGGTCAGCGGGTCGTCCGGCCGATCCAGTGTCTCTTGCGGATATTCGGCCAATGCTGAGCAGCGGCGAGCTAACCCTGGTGCGCGCTGCCGAGATCATGCGCGACACCGTCAGCGTGGCCAATGCCAATGAGTACGCGCGGATTGTCGTCGAGCGTTCCAAGGCCCGCATCGTCAACAACCTCGGCCAAACCATCATCGACTTGGCGTCCCAGGCCAGGCCTATCGCCCAGATCATCGCCGAAGTGCAGGAGGCCGCTCTGTCGCTGAATAGCGAGGACGACGAGCCCGATGTAATCACGCTTGCTGAGGCGCTTGGACCAGTTATCGACGAGATGGACGATCGATTCAACGGCCGGGGCATCAACGGTCTCTCCACCGGCCTCACCGATCTGGACGAGTTGATTCAGGGGCTTCGCGGCTCCCACGTCATCATTGTCGCGGGGCGCCCTGGCACCGGGAAAACCACGCTGGGTCTTGGTATCGCTGAGTACCTGACCATTCGCGAGAGCAAGTCTGCCCTGGTGTTCTCGCTGGAGATGGCCGGGAAGGAGCTGGCCAAGCGTAGTCTGGCCTCGGCTTCGTCGGTCACCACCGGCAGCATCGATACCGGCAAAGCCATGGGCGACGGCGAGCAGATTCAAAAAATCACTGCGGCCGTCGGGCGCATGCGTGATGCCGACCTGCGTATCTGCCAGAAGGGCGGCCTGCCGCTGAGCCGAATTCGCAATATCGCCCGGTTCCAGCACAAGGCCAAGCCGCTCGACTTGATCGTCATCGATTACATCGGCCTGATCGCGCCGGAGCCGGGCAGCCGCCAGCAGAACCGGAACCTTGAGCTTGGCGCTATCAGCCGAGGAATCAAGGCCATGGCCAAGGAGCTGGACGTGCCGGTGATCGTCCTTGCCCAGCTGAACCGGGGTATTGAGACCCGTTCCGCCAAAAAGCCCCAAATGTCCGACCTGCGCGACTCAGGCGAGATCGAGCAAGACGCCGACATCATCCTGATCGCCCACCGCGATGCCGATTCAGATCTGGGCCAGAGCGGCGTCACCGAAATCGACGCGGTCAAGCATCGTCACGCCCCTGTTGGGCACTGCCTTCTGCAGCACCAAGGGGAGTTTGCCCGATTCGCCAACTACGCCGGCACGCGTGAACAGCAGCAGGCTGCCGCCCAACCGGCTCGCAGGTCCTCTCGCTCGCTGCTGAACGACTTCCAGCCAGGGGATAGGTTCTGATGCTGCTGCCGCCTGAAGTCTCCGAATACCGCTACGCGCTGTACTGCCGCAGCGATCTTCTTGGCCTATCCCATGAGCCGGCCCAGCCGATTTGCCTCTACCGCGAGAAGGCATTCGCGCTGGCACACGGTGAGCGCCTGTGGCCGAGCACCTACTACGTCATCGATCTTCACGGAGAAGACAGCCCATGCGGCAATCGAAGCTGACCAAGGCTGCCCGCGGCCGGGAGTGCCAAGTGCGCATCCCTGGCGTGTGCAACGGCAACCCCGAGACCACCGTCCTTGCGCACTACCGCCTGGCCGGCACCTGCGGCGTGGGCATCAAACCGAACGACCTGCAGGGCGCCTGGTCTTGCAGCGCTTGCCATGACGCTGTCGATTCGCGCAGCAAGACCGCGTTCAGCCACGAAGAGCTGCGGTTGATGCACCTGGAAGGCGTGGTGCGAACGATCGACATCCTCGTGAGCGAAGGGAAGGTGGCCGCATGATCAGCCCAGCCATGATGTTCAGCGGCATTCCGATCTATGTCAGCGAGTACCTGCCCAAGACGAAGACCGTTCGCTGGCAGACAGAGCGGAAGTGGTGCCACTGGAAGAACGCTCCGGCCCTTCGTTACCGGCAGCGTGCGAAGGAAGTCCCTTGCGACACGATGATCATGCTGGGCGGCCGGGCGTTCGTCTCCCCTGAAGCCCTAGCGAAGATCCAAGTCCAGCTGGGGAGGTCTTAACAGTGAAGCCGGCGATCATGAAGCCTGTACGGGTCAAGAAGCCTCGGGCGAAGCATGTAGACCGGGAAGGCCCAGAGCAGGCCGCGCTGATGGAAGAAATCGCGCTGCGCTACCCGGACGTTTTCGAACTGATCTACCACGTACCGAACGGCGGCCACAGGCACAAGAAGGTTGCTGAAAAGCTGAAGGACCAGGGGGTGAAGGCCGGTATCCCTGATCTGGTCCTGCCTATGGCTCGGGGCGGCTACTTCGGCATGTACATCGAATTCAAGGCGACGGTCGACCCGACGCCCGTCTCGCCCAGTCAACAGGCGTGTATCCGGCGCCTGAATGATCAGGGCTATCTCGCCATCGTGTGCCGAGGGCACTTCGACGCCATGGAGCAGTTGCGGGCCTACCTGCTGCTGCCAAAAACGGAGGTTGCAGCATGACCAATACCGCCGCTGTGAAAATCAGCGATGCAGAGATTCGCCGGCAGGCCGCCGGCCAGGTGCGAGACCTGCGCGCCCTGGGCAACCACGGCCTGTATTTCCGCTTTCACCGTTCCCGGGAGCGCGGGTCCTGGTACCTGATCCACAAGGGCAAGTGGAACCTGATCGGCTCATACCCTGAGCTGAGCGCTGCCAAGGTGGCCGCTGCGCTGCCCGACATCCGCCTGCGCCTGGAAGCCGGCGAAGGATCGAGCCTGTCGAGCTGGGTGCTCACCGGTGAGCTGCTGGCCTGGTTCGCTGAGCGCATGTCCCGCGACCGCAACCTGTCGACCAAGCGCAAGAGCACGGCGGCGTCGGTGATTAAGCAGCATCTGGTGCCGCGCCTCAGCCAGATCCCGCTGGCCCAGATCGACAAGGCGCTGCTCGACCGCGAGCTGATGTGGCCGCTGCAAGAGTCGCTGTCGATCGACTATGTGCGACTGGTGTTCCAGCTGCTGGCTCTGTCGTTCCGTCAGGCCTTCAAGCTAGGCCTGATCAGCTCCAACCCCATGGCCGGCATCCGCTTTGGTGACTTCTCCAAGGCCAAGGTCACGGTCAAGCCATCGCGCCTGCGTGGTGTGCACCTCGACGACCTGATGGCCCGGATGAAGAGCACGCTGGCCAACCGGCCGCAGCATGGCGTGCTGGCCCTGATGATGCTGTGCCATGGCACCCGACTGGGCGAAACCCGCCTGGCCCGCTGGAGCCACATCAGCCTGGCCGAGCGAGAGTGGTTTATTCCCGCCGAGCACACCAAGACCAGCGTGCAGCACCGTTTGCCCCTGACCGACCAGGTGCGTTTCCTACTGATGGCCTACCGCGAGATCCAGCGCAACCAAGGCTACGACGGCGAGTTCCTGTTCCCGGGGCGCCAGGGCAAGCCCATGAGCGAGGCGAAGGCATCCGCCGTGTTTACGGTCATGGGGCAGGGCGAGTGGACCAGCCACGACCTGCGCAAGCTGGCCCGAACCGGTTGGGCTGACCTGGGCGTCGACCACCTGGTGGGGGAGCTGCTGATCAACCATGCCATGGGCCACAACGTGAAGGTGTACATCCAGTCCGACGTCATGGCTCGCAAGCGTGAGGCGCTGGAGAAGTGGCACGCCCACCTTGATCAGAAGGGTTTCGCCTCGGTTCACGGCTTGACCGGTGATAGATCAATGGATTTATGGATTCTCTGCAAGGCCGCAGAGCGTGCGGGCTTCGACGGACTTCCGGTATCCACCATAAGCGAGGATTCGAAATGAGCATTGCTGAATTCGCGTACCAGGCCGCGGGCCTGCTCTTGGCCTACTACATCGGATGGGTTCGCGCTCATTACACGGTCGCTACCGAGTGCGAGCGCCTGGGCGGCTTTTATGTGGGAAGCAAGACGTTCCGCTGCGAGAAAGTCGAGGATTCGAAGGCATGAAGAAGAGCCACGGCCCAGCCTTCAAGAAGGCCGTGATCGAGCTCGAGAAGTGCCCTTTGTGCCGTGGGAGAGCGGTCACAAAGAGCATGTTCTACGAGATGCCCTGCGGTCACTGCAACGGCTCCGGCTGGGTAGAGGCTGCAACTGGCAAGGCTCTGGCCCTAGATGAACTGGTGACCCAGCTCAGCCTGAAGCTTCAGGCCGCGACACGGCAGATCGAGCAGTTGAAGAACCCTCAGGCATCCGGGCCTGAGGCGACATATCAGGGAAGCAACCAGCGCGGCGCTGGCGGCACCAACTACACCGGGGATTGAGGGGAAGAACCATGAAAGTAATCAGCGCTCGACAAGCTTGGCACGACGCAATGCACGAAGATCGCCCGTCGGCTCTGGCCGTCGCAGCGGAAATTGCAGCCCTTGGCAAGAAGGGCGGCCCAGGAGAGAGAAAGGTGATGGTGATGTTGGAAAACCATGAAGGCAAAGAGGTGGCCAAGGTCTACGAAATCCGCACGGAGGGTGTGCACGAAACTCGATCTGGGCGCCGCCTTACTGATGCACGCTGTGCACACATGCTGGCCGCCGGCATGGTGCTGGTAGCGATCGATACGCTACCCAAGTCCCTGCGCACCTTCGGCAATTTCATGTATTCGCCGATCAGCAATGCCAATGATTTGAGTATTGCTCATGGCCTGGCGTGGCTTGGTAGTGGGCTGGATGATCTCTCAGGGCGCAAGAAGGAGCGCGCTTATTGGATGGCCATGGCAGCCCTGCAATCGCACAAGCAGATGGTTCATGGCCGAGAAGGGTGGGGGCCGGGAGCAGTGTGCATCTTTGTGGAGGAGCGCACCGGCGTGAAAATGGACCCCAGCCATTGGGCTCGTGATTGGGCAGATGTTTGGGAAAAGTTGGGCTCTCATATCGACAAGCTGGACCGACAGGCGCTGCGGCCCGTCGCTCAGGTTGTAGACCGCATGAGAGAGCGCGAAAAAGCCGCTTGACTATTTGGCGAGTGTTTTGGCACTATTTCACCATCGTGATAATTTCGCCTACGGCGAAAACATATAGAAACCCGGCCCCCAAAACCGGGTTTTTTATTGCCTGAAGAAGGCCTCAAGACTGCCACAGCTTGCGGCTTCGCTTTTTTCAGAATTTTTCAAAACACGCGGAACGATTTGATGGCACTCTGATTCTGATAGCTTGCTAAGAAAAACCTATCAGGATTCCGTGATCATGAAAAAAATCATCGCTGCTGCGGTGTTCTCCCTCCTGGCAACCGGCGCACAGGCCGCTGATCTGTCCGGTGCGATCGGTGCGACAAGCCAGGGAGGTTTGACCGCTCGTGCTGCCGTAGGGTTTGACTGGGAAAAGAGCTGGTTTGAAACCAGCACCGGCCGCCTAACCGGTTATTGGGACGCTGGCTACACCTATTGGGAAGCTGGAGACGCTTCCGGTGGGGCCCATTCGCTGTCTTTCTCCCCTGTGTTCGTTTACGAGTTTGGCAACGGCAACGTTAAGCCCTTCATCGAAGCCGGCATCGGTGTGGCGGTGTTCTCAGGCACTTCCGCGGGCGACCAGAATTTTGGTTCGTCTTTCAACTTCGAAGACCGCATTGGCGCAGGCGTGAAGATCGGCGACACGCAGAAGGTTGGTATCCGAGCAATGCATTACTCCAACGCTGGTATCAAGCAGCCGAACGACGGCATCGAATCGTACTCGCTCTTCTACAGCCACCAGATTTAACCTTTTTTTGCATAGCTCCCCTTGCCCGCCTTGTGCGGGCTTTTTCTTTTCTGGAGATCTTGGATGGACCCGACCGACCTCGGCCCAGGCACAGCCACCTGGCTGGGCGGAACGGGCACCGTCTTACTGGGCGGCTTTTTATGGCTGCGCAAGTTTCTCTCGAAGGATGCCGCCGACCGCGCCATGGACAACGCCGATATCGGCACCGTCCGCCGACTGAACGAACTACTTGATTCCGAGCGCGAGGCCCGCAAACTTGCAGAGGCCCGTGCCGACCAATTCGCCAAGGAGCGAAATGAACTCGCCGCCGCGGTTGGCCGGATGGAGGGAAAGATCGAAGCGCTCACCGGGCAGGTATCCCAGCTCACCGACAAGGTGACGAGCCAGAGCGCCGAGATCGCCCGGCTACGTGCTCAGCTTGGAGGTGATGCGTGATGGACAGATGCGCGCTTGAATTTATCGCTCGCCGCTGGTGGCGCCGAGCGGAGATCTGGATCATCGCCCTAGTGCTGATCGCCGGCGGAGCGGTATTGGGTTGGCAGTCGGCCTATTGGGCCATGACCAGCGCCCAGGCCAACCAGGTAAAGCAAATCCGAGATGCATATGACGCCGCGATGGCTGAGCGCGACAAGCGCTTGGCCGAACTGACAATCAAGGCCGAGAGCGCCGCAACCAAGGCATCCAGGGCGGCAACCACTGCAACCCAGGCGGTAGACAAGGCTGACGAGGCTCTGAGCCGCACCCAATCGGAGGCTTGGCCATGATCCAGTTGACCGGTATCAACCGCAACGCCATTCACCTGGCGCCGGCCGCCATCGCTTCGGTTGCCGAAGCAGGTGCCAGCAGCCAGTGGCACGGCATCTGCTCCATCGTCCGAACTTTCGACGGCCAGGTGTTAGAGGTTCGTCAGCGTGCTGATGACATCGTGCGGCAGATCAAGGAGGTCCAGTGAAGAGTGCAGCTCAGTCGAAGCTCAAGTACCTGTTGTCTTCCCGGCCCCTGATCGTGAAGCGTGACGGCATGCACGTGTGCCTTCATGACGCATTCAGCGGTGAGGTTCTGGCCGGGCAGACTAAGGTCCAGCTCATTCAGGAGGCCGGCGAGATGACCCGGCTGATTGTTGAGTTCCACTGCGACGGCGAGCGCGTTCGCCTACTGGGCGAGTGATGGCCAGGCTCAAGACGCTCGGCTCTCGCCTCAAGGAGAGCGCAGGCTCTCGGGTCAAAGTGGTGAGTCCTGGCAGCTGGCGAAGCGGCATGAACAGCTCCCAGCGCGGCTATGGATACAACTGGCAGCAAGCCCGAGAGCGGTACCTGCGCGACAATCCGCTATGCGTCTACTGCGAGCGGAACGGCCGCACAACTGCGGCCAGGGTTGTCGACCACATCGTTGCTCACCGTGGAGACATGGTTCTCTTCTGGGATCAGGCCAACTGGCAGAGCCTCTGCAAGCCCTGCCACGACTCGGTCAAGCAGGCCGAGGAGGCTTCCGGCCTGGGCGGCTGATACCTCAGCGGATCGGCAAAACCCGGTGCGGCGACGTTGAGGCACGCCAGTGTCGTGCCTCTAAAGGGGTAGGGTGGTCAAAAGCTAAGGATTCTCATCTAGCTAGACCGCCTCCGACCCCACGTAGACATTTTTCTCCCCCCTAAAGGTTTTTGTTAATGGTGTTAACAGACAAACAGCGACAGTTTGTTGACGCTAAGGCCCGGGGCGCGTCCAACAAAGAAGCAGCGGAAGCCGCGGGCAGTAAGCCCTCTACGGCTGCCGCAGCTGGTTCGCGCTGGGCCAATGATCCGAAGATCGCATCCGCAATTCTGGCTCGTAGAGCAGAGCTCAGTGTTAACCCTGAGCCGAGAAAGCGGCGCAGCAAAGCGAAGGCCGATGAAGCCAATGAAGACCCCGTTGAGATGAACGAGGCCGACGGAGAGTTCCTTAGCTGCCTGCCTTCAACCAATGATCCATTGGTCTGGCTGCTCGCGCTGATGAACGAACCCCGGGCGAAAGTCTTCGACCGGCGCAACGCTGCGCAGACCGCCGTGCCGTATATCCACGGGAAGAAGGCCGAGGCGGGCAAGAAAGAGCAAAAGGCGGAGGCCGCGAAAGAGGCCGGCAAGGGCAAGTATTCCCAAAGCAAGCCGCCGCTTACTGTCGTCAAGGGGTGACGCATGCTTTGGACCACGGCCTGCCCTGACTGGTGGCGGCGCCTGGCTGCCAGCGAATCAATCATCCCCGAACCGCTTTTCCCCCAGGAAGCAGAGGAGAGTCTTGAGGTTTTCAAGGGGCTGCGCATTGTCGATGCCCCAGGTAGCCCAACCATTGAAAGTGCATGTGCCCCATGGGTACTGGCTTTCGCAGGGGCTGTTTTCGGCAGCTATAACAGCGAAACAGGCGAACGCCTGATTCGGGAGTTCATGCTTTGCATCCCGAAGAAAAACAGCAAGTCGACCATCGCTGCCGCGATCATGTTGACGGCATTGGTCCGAAATTGGCGGATGTCGGCGGAGTTCATCATTCTCGCGCCGACCAAGGAGATTGCCGACAACGCCTTCGTGCCTGCCAAGGACATGGTCAACAACGACGAGGAGTTGAAGGATCTGCTGCATGTGCAGCCACACCTTCGGCTGATAACTCACCGCGAGACGGGCGCCACGCTGAAGGTGGTTGCCGCTGACAGCGATGTGGTGGGGGGCAAAAAGGCTGTCGGCGTTCTGATCGATGAGGCCTGGCTCTTTGGCAAGAACCCCAAAGCTGCGGATATGATTCGCGAGGCCACCGGTGGTTTGCTTTCCAGGCCTGAAGGCTTCGTCATCTGGCTTACCACTCAGTCGAACGAGCCGCCCGCTGGCGTGTTCCGGTCGAAGCTGAACTACGCTCGCGGCGTGCGTGATGGTCGCATCAACGACAACCGCTTCCTGCCGATCATCTACGAATTCTCCAAGGAGATGATCGACAGCGGCGAGGCTCGCAGGCCCGAGAACTTCCACCTGGTTAATCCCAACATGGGGTTCTCGGTCGACCGCCCCACGCTTGAGCGCTTATTCATGCAGGCGGAGATTGACGGAGAAGCAGAGCTGCGCGGCTTCCTGGCCAAGCACCTCAACATCGAGATCGGCCTAGCCCTGATGTCGGACGCCTGGGTAGGCGCAGAGTTCTGGGAGCCACAGGCGGCCACCTGGCTCAACCTGGAGCAGATCCTTGAGCGGTGCGAGGTCATTGATGTGGGTGGTGACGGTGGCGGCCTGGACGACTTGCTCGGGCTTGCCGTCATAGGTCGAGAGTCTGGTACGCGACGGTGGTTCCACTGGGCGCATGCCTGGGCCCATCCCTCGGTGCTTAAGCGGCGCAAGTCCGAAGCACCCAGGCTCAAGGATCTCGAAGCGATTGGCGATTTGACCATCGTCAAGCGGATCGGTGATGACGTCGAGGAATTCGCTGCCATCGTCAAGCGCATCAACGAGACGGGGCTGCTCGACAAGGTCGGGCTCGACCCCGCGGGAATCGGTTCTGTTCTCGACGCCCTGGCTGATGCCGGTGTCGAGGAAGACAAGATTGTTGGCATTTCCCAAGGCTGGAAGCTAACCGGCGCGATCAAGACGACAGAGCGCAAGCTTGCCGAGGGCACGCTGCTGCACTGCGGCCAGCCGCTCATGGCCTGGTCGTGCGGGAACGCCAAAGGCGTCCCGTCGGCCAACGCCTTCTTGATCACCAAGCAGGCCTCGGGCACGGCCAAGATCGATCCGCTCATGGCTACTTTCAACGCCGTTTCTCTGATCAGCCTCAATCCTGAAGGCCGCGGGGGAATGGACAACTTCATGGCAGGCATTCGGGATCCACTGATCGCATGAACGCATTTCATATTTTCATCGCCTGCTCAGTGGTCGCTTTCTGCTTGGCATGCGGGGGCGTCTGGATGCTGGCTGGTACCGGCTGGGCTTTACTCGCGGGATCGCTGAGCTTTTTCTGCATCGCCGGCTTCATCCGCAGAGGGCTTGTCAGTGATTAAATCTCTATCCCAGGCATTGGGGGCTGCTGTCACCAAGCCTTCAGCCAGCATGAGTGAATGGCTCGGCAAGACCATCAAGCTGTCGGATGGAGGTTTCTGGAGCGCTTTCAACGGTGCCCAGTCCAGTAGTGGGAAGTCAGTCAGCGTCGACAAGGCCATGCGCCTTTCCACAGTGTGGGCATGCGTCCGGATTATCTCGACCTCGGTGGCCGGCTTGCCGTTGAGCATCTACCGGCGGATGCCGGACGGAAGCCGGGAAAGTGCCCGGGACTTCCCGCTGTACGACGTTGTGCATAACAGCCCCAACGAGGATATGGCCGCTTTCCATTTTTGGCAGGCAGTCGTCGCTTCGATGCTGCTCTGGGGGAACGCCTATTGCGAGATCCACCGATCTGCTGGTCGGGTCATCGCTCTGGACTTCCTGATGCCGTCGAGAGTCGACCTCGAGTTCGACGATGACGGACGACTCAGATACTTCTTCAGGCCCCGTAAGGGCGCACGTCGAGAGATTCAGCGGCAGGACATGCTGCACATCCCAGCCTTTACCCTGGATGGTCGAGTCGGCCTTTCTGCTATTCGGTACGGAGCGGATGTGTTCGGTTCTGCGATGTCTGCAGATGATGCTGCCAACAGCACCTTCCGTAACGGCATGATGCCCACGGTCGCGTTTTCGGTCGACAAGACGCTGAACCCGGCCCAGCGCGTTGAGTTTCGTGAGTACGTGAAGACGATCTCCGGGGCGTTGAATGCCGGCAAGAGCCCTGTGCTCGAGCAAGGCGTGAAGCCGGAAATGATCGGCATCAACCCTGCTGATGCGCAGTTGCTGGAGTCGAGAGGACACAGCATCGAGGAAATCTGCCGCTGGTTCGGCGTCCCACCCTGGATGGTGATGAAGACCGACAAGGGCAGCAACTGGGGCACTGGCCTGGAACAGCAGCAGATCGCGTTTCTCACCTACTGCATCATGTCCTTCACGGCGCCTATCGAGCAGTGCGTAAACAAGTGGTGCATGACGGCTGTTGACCGGATCAAGTTCTACGCAGAGTACTCACTTGAAGCGTTCTTGCGTGCGGACAGCGCTGGTCGCGCGGCCTATCTCAGCACGATGGGGCAGAACGGCTACATGACCCGAAACGAGGGCCGGCGGAAAGAAAACCTTCCCAGCATGCCGGGTGGCGATGTACTGACCGTGCAATCCAACCTGGTGCCACTTGACCAGCTGGGCAAGCAAAACGATAGCCAGGCCGCAAGGGCCGCATTGATGAACTGGCTCCAACAGCCGGAAAAGTAAATCACGGGAGCAATCCATGAAGCACAAGATCCAGTCTCGCGGCCTGCGCAGCGAGATGAGCCCGCGCGCGCTCGAAAAATGGAATCCCGCGATCCAGGCGGCCGTCGAGAACACCTCGGACACCATCACTGTTTACGGAGTGATCGGCGAAGACTGGTATGGCGAAGGCGTCACGCTGAAACGAATCGATGCCGCTCTGCGGGCCATAGGCGAGCGAGATGTCACCGTCTACATCAACTCGCCAGGCGGCGACATGTTCGAAGGCATCGCCATTTACAACCGTCTGCAAGAGCACAGCCATGAGGTCACCACCAAGGTGCTCGGCATGGCCGCCAGCGCTGCTTCGATTGTCTTCCTGGCTGGCAAGAAGCGGGAGGTGGCCAGTAGCGCCTTCCTCATGATCCACAACTGCTGGACCTGGCTCGCTGGCAATCGCAATTACCTGCGTGATATCGCCGACGACATGCAGGAGTTCGACGCCGCGATGGCCGACCTCTATGCCGAGACCAGTGGGCAGTCGGCAGAGGACATGGCTGAGCTGATGGACGACGAGACCTACATCCGTGGCAAGCGCGCCGTGGAGCTGGGCCTGGCCACCGGGCTGTTGTCGTCGACAGAGGTCACCGAGCGCGAAACCGAAGACGCCGCGCAGGCCAATGCACTCAAGGCCATGGATGTAGCCCTGGCCAAGGGCGGCATGCCTCGTTCCGAGCGCCGTGAACTATTCGCCAGTTTCAAGTCCGGCATGCCTCGCGCTGCCGGCGGGGGTACGCATAACGCTGCCCCGCCCGATAAGCCTCGCGCTGTCGCGCCAGACCTCTCCGCCTCTCTGAGCGCGGCAACCAACCTCCTCAATTCTCTGAAAGGAAAGTGACCATGGACTTTGAAGCCCAAGTCAAGGAACTCAACGCCAGCCTCAAGGGCATTGGCGATCAGATCAAAAGCCAGGCCGAGGCGACCGAGAAGCAGATCAAGGCCTCCGGCGAAATGAATACCGAAACCCGCGCCAAGGTTGATGAACTGCTGACCAAGCAGGGCGAGCTTCAGGCGCGATTGGGCGAGGCCGAGCAAAAGCTCGTGAACGCAAGCCGGGATCGCAACCATCAGGAGGAACCGCAGAAGTCTGTAGGCGCCCTCGTGATCGAAAGCGAAGAAATGAAGGACATGAACTCATCCTTCCGCGGCTCTCGTCGTGTCTCCGTGCCGCGTGCAGCCATCACCACCGCAACCGGCGGTGACCTGGTGCAGACTCAGCGCCTGCCGGGGATTATTGCCCCAGCTCAACGCCGACTGACCGTTCGCGACCTGGTCGCGCCGGGTACCACCGAATCGAACTCGATCGAGTACGTCCGTGAGACAGGCTTCACCAACAACGCCCGCACCGTGGCGGAGACCACTGCCAAGCCATACTCCGATCTCACTTTCGGCCTGACCACTGCGAATGTGCGAACCATCGCCCATTTGTTCAAAGCCAGCCGCCAGATGCTGGACGATGCCAAGGCCCTGCAGAGCTACATCGACGGTCGTGCACGCTACGGCCTGAATATGGCTGAAGAGGCTCAGCTGCTTTACGGCAACGGTACCGGTGTGAACCTGCAGGGCCTCATGACCGTTGCTCAACTGTACGCCGCCCCGGCTGGCGTTGCAGTAGTGGGCGAGCAGCGCATTGACCGCCTGCGCCTGGCTCTGCTGCAGGCCGAACTGGCCGAGTTTCCATCGGACGGCATCGTGCTCAACCCGATCGACTGGGCGGCCATTGAGCTGACCAAGGACGGGGAAGGCCGCTACATCATCGGTCAACCGCAAGAGGGCACTAACGCGAAGCTGTGGAATCGTCCGGTGGTTTCCACCCAGGCCATGACCCAGAACGACTTTCTGGTTGGTGCCTTCAAGCTCGGCGCTCAGATCTTCGACCGCATGGAAATCGAAGTGTTGATCTCGACCGAGAACAGTGATGACTTCGAGAAAAACATGGCAACGATTCGTGCTGAAGAGCGCCTGGCCTTTGCCATCTATCGCGACGAAGCGTTCGTTACTGGCCCGTTGGTCACGCCTTAACCATCCCGCAGATCGGCGCCAGAAATGGCGCCGCAATGGAGTAATCCAATGGCACGTAAACAGGAAACACCAGCCTCCACGGCTGATGCGAAGAATCCGGTCTCGACCGTTGACTCCACTGATGGCCCGCCTGAAGGTGACTCGCTTCTTTCGCCGGCCGCGGCACACCCTCCAGCAAGCGGTGACCCGGGCGATTCGGGCGACTCGGGGGCTCCTGCAACCGCTCGAGCTCCAGCGGAAGGCTCGGGCGTTGTGCCGGCACAAGGACAAGCAGTCGCTGGCACTGGCTCGGATGTCGTCACGGGCGATCAGGGTGCTAGCTCCGGCATCGCCGCTACTGACGCTGCGTTATCCGAAGACGCCAGTCAGGCCGCTTCAACCTTGGCTGATAGCAGCACCAGCGCTGAACAGTTGGCACAAGAGGGCCAGGCCAACCCTAACCCTGCGACTCTTCAGATTTATCCGCTGCGGTCTTACATGGATGAAGGCGAGCTTCGTCGTCGTGGCGGGCCTGCTTATACGGTCCCGCGCCGGCATGCGGAGGAACTGGTGCAGCGGAATCTGGCATCGCTCGAACCGCTGAAGGAGTAAGGGTATGTCGGTCATTAGCTTGACCATTGCCCGGCATCATCTCCGAGATCCCGACGATGATGACGAATACTTGGAGCTGCTGATCGAGGCGGCAGAAGGGCAGGCTATGGACTATCTGAACCGTCGTTTCTATGCCGACCAGCAGGCGCTGGATGAGGCTGTCGGCGCCGGGGATGCTGGCGAGGCACCCATGGTCTGCAACAAGCAGATCAAGGCCGCTTGCTTGCTGATCCTCGGCCACCTTTACGCGAACCGTGAGGACGTCGTGATCGGGACCATCGCCACCGAACTGCCGCAAGGTTCGAAGGCGCTCCTGACGCCGCATCGTATCGGGTGGGGCATATGAGGGCCGGGCCGCTGCGTCATCGGCTGCAGGTGGCTCATCGTCACGAGGAGAGGAATAAATCCGGGGGCGCCAAAGTGACGTGGCTGCCAGCTGCTCGCCCTGAAATGTGGGGTGAGATTCGTACCCCAAACGGTCGGATCATTGCGGTTGCTGAAAAGCTGAGTGCTGTTGTAACCGCCGAAATCATCGGCAGGTCGCGCCCAGATATCGTCGCAGGATCGCGCCTGACACGCCGGGGGATCACCTACCAGGTTGAGGCCGTTTTGCCGGACAACGAAAACTCCTTGATGAGGCTTCTCTGCTCATCGGTACCTAACCCATGAGGTGAATGATGAAAATTCGAGCACTAGGCCCCCTGACGGGCGCATCTGGTGAGCGTGAGAAGGGCGAAGAATTCGAGGTCGACAATGCCTATGGCGAAGGCCTGATTGCCCGGGGGTACGCCGAAGCGGTCACCGACAAGGCCGCGAAGCCCGCAAAGGCTGATCCGGCCAAGGAGTAGGGTATGGCGCGCCGGTCGAGCCTTCGCGGTGACATCCGGCTACGCCGGACGCTGCGCAACATCCACAAGACGATGGACAACGAGTTGCAGCCTGCCATGGCCAAAGCAGCCGCGCGGGTACTCGAAACCCAGCGACAGCTGATCCCCAAGGATACCGGGGCTGCTGCTGCCGCCCTGCGTGTCTACGTCACCCCCAGCGGGCTGGATGCTCAGGTGGGCATACGGGGCAAGCGAGACAATCGCCGATTCTTTTACCTGCGGTTCCTTGAGTACGGCACCAAGGGCTATTCCGGTAGCATGTACCAGCGAGCTGACCGGAACGCGATCGGCGGCGTGCACACCAACAACCGCGACAAGTCGCAACTGAAAGGGCGGCGCAACTCGATACGCCAGCGCGACACGAAGAACAAGTCCGATGGGCAGCACTTCTTCGGCAAGTACCCGGACATACCAGCGAGGCCGGCGCACCCATGGTTGCGGCCGTCTTTGGATGTAAACCGCGAGTTTGTGATGGCCGATTTGCAGGAAGCAGTCCGCCGAACGCTGCGTAAAGCAAGCCAGGGGGTAGGCAATGGCTGATCCATCTCTGGCACTGCAGGAGGCCATCTTCGCCAGGCTTCAGGCCGAGGTCAGCTGCCCGATATACGACGGCGCGCCATTGAATGCTGAAATGCCCTACGTATCCATCGACCGGGAGGTATCGGTCAACAGCAGCCCAATCGCGGGCCGGAAGCGCGAAACGCGTCTGTTGTACCTGTCCGTCTGGTCCGATGCCGTGGGCCAGGCCGAGGTAAAGCGCATCAACGGCGAAGTCATCGCCGCTTTGGACGAGCGTCGCCTCCCATTGGAGGTGGGCCGCGCGGTATCCATCCGGGTCGAGCAGGCCGACGCTCAGCGCGACGCCGACGGCATTACTTACCAGGGCTCGATCACCGTCCGCGTGATCACTACCCACTGAACTACCCACCGGCCGCGCCGCGGCTTTTTATCCAATGTGCCTTTGGAGGAACCCTCATGGCCGACGACAACCTCAACACAGCCGCGGGCTGCCGCCTTGCCATCGGCGGAAAGACCGGTGCCGATAGCGAAACCAAGTACAAGGCCGACACGTACGTACAGGTGGGCGAGATCGAAGACCTGGGCGAATTTGGCGACACCTTCAGTGCCGTAAACTTCACTTCCCTGAGCGATGGCCGCGTGCGCAAGTACAAGGGCACCGCCGACGCGGGGAACATGACCATGACCGTGGGCCTGGACAGTGGCGATGCTGGTCAAAAAGCCGTGTCGGTGGCGCACAAGGACCGCTCCAAGGGCAACTACAACGTCAAGGTCACGCTCAACGATGGTGACCCAGATGCAAGCCCTGTCATCCTGCCCACCACCTTCTACTTCGGGGTGAAGGTGATGAACAACACCGTGGCTCCAGGTGCGGCCGATAACGTGGTGCGTCGCAATATGACGTTCGCGATCAACACCGACATTATTGAAATCCCTGCCGGCCCGGCAGTCCCTTGACCGAAGGGGCTGAGCCCCTTTCTTCGTTGCGAGAACCCCAATGAGCGAAGCCTTGCATGGCACCGTCACGCTGGTGATCGGTGCGCGCAGCTACACCCTCAAGCCTACGTTGGATGCGGCACTGCGCATTGAGGCCCGCTTTGGCGGGTTGCGCGCAGCCCTAGAGTCCATGCGCCTGATGAGCATTGCTGCTTGCGCAGACATCGTCATCGCCGGCGCCGACCTGAAGCCCGATCAGCACCCGGCCATCGCCGGTGAAGTATTCCACTCCGGTGTAGCCAAAGTGTCCGGTCAGCTGACCGAGTTCATCACTGTCCTACTCAACCCTGTGCCGCCGAGCGTTGTCGCCCGGGGAAAGGACGAGGCGGCCAGCACAGCGCAGTGAAGAACGGCAGCTACGTCGATTACCTATTCGGCGTGGCCACCGGCTGGCTTGGCTGGCCGCCTGACACCGCGTGGCAGACCCCCATCCCGCAGATCATGCTTGCGCTCGATGCCCACCTCGACTGGACAGGGCGCGGGCAGGCTGACCAAGGAAAAGCCCAAGCTGCGCCCCAGAAGCAGGAGAGCGTCGCCGAAAAGCTCAAAAACTTCCTGCGGGGGAGGCCTCAACAGTAGATAGCGTGCCGCCTCCGGGCGGTTTTTTTGTGCTTGGAGATTTGCATGGCCGACCAACAAGTCCAGGGGATGCTGGTCCAGATCGAGGCCACAACGGCTCAGCTTCGCCGGGAGCTGGCCAGTGCTGACCAGGTGGTGGCCCGCACCACTGATTCGATCGACCGCAATCTGGCCCAAGTCGACTCCGCGTTTGATAGCGCAGGTGGCGCGGCCCAGCAGGCTGGCGGGCTCATCCGCGGCGCCTTTGCCGCCGTGGCCGGTGCTGGCATCATCGGCAGCATCATCAAGCAGGTCGACGCCTACGGGCAGATGTCGGATCGGATGAAGGCTGCCGCCGGCAGTGCTGGCGAATACCAGATGGTGCAGGAACACCTGCTGCGCACGGCCCAGGAAACCTACCGCCCCCTGGCCGAGGCCCAAGAGCTGTACATTCGCACTGCCGATGTCATGCGCAGCCTGGGCTTCAACACCCAGCAGACGCTCGACATCACCGACAGCTTCAGCTTCCTGCTGGTGACCAACGCCGCCGCCGCCGACAAGGCAGGCTCAGCGCTGGATGCTTACTCGAAAGCGCTGCAAACCGGCAAAGTCGAGGCCGATGGCTGGGTGTCCATTCAGGAGGCCATGCCGACGATCGTCACGGCTATCGCCAACGCCACCGGCAAGAGCGCTGAAGAGATCCGCAAGCTGGGGGTGCAGGGCAAGCTATCGCTTGACGACATCAATACCGGGCTGCTGCGCACCGTTGAGGCCAACCGTAAGGCTGCGGCTGATATGTCCACCAGCGTACAGGACGCCTTGGTGAACATCGGCAACGCCGTGCAGACCTTCCTCGGAAGGATGGAAGAGCAGACCGGCGCCGTAGCAGGCCTGTCGAATGTGCTGATTGCGCTGGCCGACAACGTCGACCTGGTGGCCGTGGCCATGGGGGGAGCTGGCGTCGCCGCGTTGACCAACTACGTCGCTAAGTCTGGGTTGGCCGTAAAAGCGGCCCTGGCCGACCGTGCCGCGCGTATCGCCCAGGCCGAAGCGGTGTTGCAGGCGGCCTTAGCCGATCAGCGCAAAGCCGAAACCGCTACCATCCTGGCAGCTCGCGAAGCAGTGGCGGCGCGTGGCACTGCTGTACAGACCCAAATGTCCATCCAGCTGGCGCAGGCGCGGCAGCGCGAAGCAGCCGCTACCACCGCGGTAGCAACCGCACAGGCCGGCCTTCGGACAGTCAGTGCAGGCCTGCTCAGCGTCCTGGGCGGGCCGATGGGGCTTGCCCTGTTGGCCGGCACGGCGGCTGCCAGCTTCCTGCTACTGAGCAACAACGCCGATCAGGCAGGCGTTAGCCTGGAGGATCTGCGCAAGCCGGTCGCCCAGCTTCGGGAGGAATTCGCAAAGCTCAACAAGGACCAGCGCGAAGCATCGCTGGTCAAGTGGCAGCAGGAACAGATCTCGTCGGCGGACAAGGTCAAGGATGCGTATGGCGACCTGGCCCAGTCCATCCGCTCTGCCGTGGTCACTGCGCCGGCGCGTGACTCCGGTGGTCAGTACAACCGGCAGTTGGCTGAGTACCAAGGCCTGGTTGATCGGCTCAACGAAGCGCGCACGGCGGGCCAAGGGCTTTCACCGATCCTGCAAGAGGTCGGCAACCGTCTTCAGCTGCCGTCCAGCACGGTGCAGCAGTGGATTACCCAGGCCGGTGCGGTCAGCGACGCCGACCAGCGCTCGAACCTGATCGCCGAAACGCTGCGTGTGCTCACCGGCGTCACCCAAGAAAATACCTCGGCCACCCAGGCGAACAACGCCGCGAAGGTTGGCATGAGCTCGGCGGGTCAGACCTACCTGGAGACACTGCAGAAGCAGCTGGCCGGCCTCCAAGACAACGGCGATGCCACCAAGATCGCCAACCGCTATATCGAGGAAAATGCCGACCTCACCGACACGGATCGCCAGGCGATTCTTTCGGCGGCCAGCGCGATCGAGTCGCAGAAGAAGGCCAACAAGGATGCTACTGAGGGCACCAAGGACCGCACGAAGGCGCTGAAGGATGAGATCAAGGCCCTCGACGCCATCATCGACCGCGCGTTGCCGGAGAAAAAGCGGCTGGAGGATCTGGCGGAGGGTGTGCAGGGGCTGCGCAAGGCGCAAGCCGCGGGCAAGATCACCGCCGCCGAGATGGAACTTGGCATCAAGAACCTGAACACGGCCTACGCCGACCCGGTTTTGCAGAAGCGTGCCGAGGAGGAGAAGAAGCTTGCAGAGATCCGCCGCAACAGCGCGGAGGCCTATCGCAAAGCCATGGAAGTGTTGCTGCAGACCCGTCAGGACGCAATCAATGCGGATGTGGCCGGCGTAGGTATGGGCGATGACCAGCGTGAAGAGGCCGACCGGTTAAACACCGTCCGGCAGAAATATGCGGAGGCGCGTCGACAACTGGAGGAGCAGCAAGAGGACGTGTCGCGCCGGCTCAGTCAGGACGCCTACCAGCAGCGGCTGGCAGATCTCGCCGACTACCAGGCGCGTGAGTTGCAGATGGAGGTCGACGGCTTCGAGGCCAGATTGCAGGCGCAGCGCGACCACCGAAACGGCGCCAAGCGGGCTTGGGCCAACATCCAGGCTGACGCAGCGAACGTGGCTGGCGCGACTGACGACATGCTCACCACCGGTTTCAATACGGCACGTGACGCTGTGGCCGAGTTTGCCATGACGGGGAAGGCCAACTTCAAGAGCTTCACCGTTAGCGTGCTCTCGGATATGGCCAGGATCGCCAGTCAACAAGCAGCAAGCTCGTTACTGAGTGGGCTTGTGGGGCTGGGTGTCTCGGCAGTCGGCAGCTACTTCGGCGGCGGGTCCGGCAACGGTATGACTCCGGGATCTGCCGGAGCGATCTCTTCTAACCTGGGCGCATCCCAGGCTGGCTATGGAAGCACGTATTTTCCGCAGGCCCTAGGTGGCGCCTGGTCGAACGGTGTGCAGATGTTCGCCAAAGGCGCCGGGTTCGCCACCAACAACATTTTGAACACGCCGACCATGTTCGGCATGGGCAATGGCGGGCTGGGAGTCGCTGGTGAAGATGGGCCTGAGGCGATCATGCCTTTGGCCCGCGGTCCTGACGGATCGCTGGGTGTACAGATGGTCGGCGGCTCCGCGAGCGGCGGCACACTCGTGCAGATTGATGCTCCTATGTATTTAACCGTTCCGGATAGGAGCGATGAGGGTATGGAGCTTGATAGCACTGCGCTTCAGCAGAACTTGCAGAAGCAGATGCAGGGTGTAGCTGAGCGAGCCATTACCGACTCTTGGCGCGCCGGTGGCGTGAGCTATCGAAACAGCAACGGGAGACGCTGATGGCGATCGAAACATTTACCTGGACACCTGACGACGAGGCTGGCGGTGACAGCACCCTGCGGACTCGGACATCACAGTTCGGTGACAACTATGCCCAAGTGTCCACCGATGGCTTGAACGCCGAAACAGACAGCTGGTCGCTGTCGTTCGGCGGCTTGGCGGACGAGGTCGCGCCCATCCTGGTCTTCATTCGACGACATCGTGGCGCTACCGCGTTCTTGTGGACCAATCCCGAGGGTTTACTCGGCATGTATCGCTGCAAGGCCTTTCGGCAGCAGCGCAAGCCGGGTGGGGTGGTGGTGCTGACGGCAACCTTTGAGAGAGCCTTTCATCCATGAGCTTGTTTACTCAGTTGCAGAAGCTGGAGCCTGGGGCGGAGATTCTGCTGTTTGAACTCGACGGCTCAGACTTCGGGGCTGACATGCTTAGGTTCCATGGGCACGCTATTCCGCACACGCCTCAAGAGCTGGCCGATGCTGGCGTGAACGCCGACCAGTTGCCGGCCAAGTCGATCTGGTGGCAGGGCAACGAGTACGGGGCCTGGCCAATGCAGATCGATGGCATCGAAGCCAATTCGGACGGCACTGCCGTGCGGCCCACGCTTACCGTAGGCAATGTCAACGGCAGGATCACCGCCCTGTGCCTGGCCTTCGATGACCTGCTCGAGTTCAAGTTGACGATGCGCCACACCATGGCGCGCTATCTGGATGCTGCAAATTTCCCCGATGGTAATCCGGAAGCGGAGCCCACCGAGGAAGCGATCGAGGTCTGGTACATCGATCAGAAGGTTTCTGAGAGCGGCGCCACGGTGGCCTGGGAGCTGGCCAGCCCGGGTGATGTTGGCGGGGAAACGATCGGCCGGCAGATGACGCAGCTCTGTCACTGGGCAATGACTGCAGGTTATCGGGGTCCGAACTGCGGCTACACCGGACCTTACTTTGACCTCGACGGCAGCCCCACGGCCGACCCGGCCAAGGACCAGTGCAATGGCTGCCTGGATTCGGGCTGCATTGTTCGACACGGCCAGGGCAACCAACTTCCTTTCGGCGGCTTCCCGGCTGTTTCCCTGATCGCACGGAGTTGACCATGCGCAAACACGTCCTCGCTGCCGTGCAGGCGCACGCTGCGGCAGAGTACCCGCGCGAGTGCTGCGGACTAATCATTTCAGCTGGTCGCTCGCACCGGTACGTGGCCTGCGAGAACACTGCCACAGAGCCGTCGGAGGAATTCCGTATCTCGCCTGAAGCCTACGCTGCAGCCGAGGATCTTGGCGACGTGATCGGGATCGTGCACTCACATCCGGACGCTACCAGCAGGCCGTCGCCACGCGACTTGGCCATGTGCGAAGCCACGGGCTTGCCCTGGCACATCTTGTCTTGGCCGGAAGGTGACCTGCGAAGCATCACCCCGACCGGTCACTCCCCGCTGCTGGGGCGGCCGTTTGTGCACGGTGCCTGGGATTGCTGGCAGGTCTGTGCTGACTGGTACAAGCGCGAGTGGGGGCTGGAGTTTCCAGCCTACGCCCGGGAGGATGGATGGTGGGAGAAAGCTGATGGCCCTAGCCTCTATGAGCAGGCCTATGAGTCCGCTGGCTTCTACCAGGTGAGCCACCCCCAGCGCGGCGACATGATCGTCATGGCCGTAGGCCGCACGGCTCACCCGAACCACGCCGGCATCTACCTTGGCGCCGATGCGCAACTCCCCGAGGAACATGCCCAAGTCTTCGGTCCTGGTCCGTTCATGTTGCATCACCTGCTTGGCAGGCCATCAGAAATCATCGTGTTCGGCGGGCCATGGCTCGACCGAACAAGACTTGTCCTGCGGCACAAGGAGGCAAAATGAGCGCCATTGTTTCTACGGCCATGACCACGATCAAGCTGTCCGGCTCCCTGGCGCGAAAATTCGGTCGCACACACCGTCGTCAGATCGACAGCGGAGAGACATGGGAGACGTTCAAGGCCCTCAAGGCCACACTGGAAGGTTTTGAAGAGGAGATCAAGCGCCTGGACGGCTTGGGTATGCGTTTCGCCATATTCCGCAACCGTAAGAACGTTGGGCTAGACGATCTGGGAAGGCGCGGAACACAAGAAGTTCGCATTGTGCCAGTGATCGAGGGGAGCAAGCGCGGTGGCATTCTTCAGGTGGTCATAGGCGCAGCGTTGATCGTTGCATCTACATTCGCCTCTGGCGGTCTCGCAGCAGGTCTGATGGGGGCCGGTGTGGCCAACGTCGCTGGCGGCGCTATTCAATTGCTCAGCCCCCAAGCCAAGGGCCTATCCCAAAGCGCAGCACCCGAGAACTTGCCGTCGTACGCTTTCGGCTCAGCCAAGAACACCACCGCCAGCGGCAACCCTGTTCCGATTTGCATCGGCGAGCGCCGATGGGGCGGAGCGATCATCTCCGCCTCGATCGAGGCGCAAGATAAGGCTTAGGGCCGATTCAGCGAACATGCCGCCTCCGGGCGGCTTTTTATTGCCCGGAGGAAAGCATGGGCCCAGCAGATCACGTGGATATCACTGGCGCCAAGGGCGGCAGTAGCAAGCCGAAAACGCCTGTAGAGGCGCCTGATAGCCTGCAGTCGACCAACATCGGCAAGATTCTGATTGCCGTGGGGGAGGGTGAGTTCGACGGCGCTCCCACTGACCGCGACATCTTCCTCGACAACACTCCGATCATTGACACCAGCGGCAATGTGAATTTTCCCGGCGTGAAGTGGGAGTGGCGCCCAGGCTCCGTCGAGCAGGAATACATCCAGGGCATTCCTGCGATCGAGAACGAGACCACCGTCAACGTTGAGCTGCGCAGCGACAATCCATTTGCCCGTGCCCTGAGCAACACCCAGCTCTCGGCTGTGCGCGTGCGAATGGCCTGGCCGCGCCTGGCGCAGCAGGACAGCAGTGGCAATACCAACGGCTACCGTATTGAGTACGCCATCGATATCGCCACCGATGGTGGCGCCTACGTCGAGGCGCACCTGGGGGCGGTGGACGGCAAGACCACCAATGGCTATCAGCGCTCGGTGCGCGTGAACCTGCCCAAGGCTACCTCCGGCTGGATGTTGCGCGTGCGCCGTATCACTCCGAATGCCAACAGCGGCACCGTGGCCGACACGATGACCATCGCGGGCTATACCGAGATCATCGACGAGAAGCTGCGGTACCCGAATACCGCGCTGCTGTACATCGAGTTTGACGCCCAGCAGTTCCAGAACATCCCAGCGGTAACCGTGAAGTGCAAGGCCAAGCGCTGGCCGGTGCCGAGCAACTACGATCCGATTGCGCGTACCTACACCGGTGTATGGGATGGCACTTTCAAGCAGGCTTGGACCAACAACCCCGCGTTCGTCACTTTTGGCGTGTGCGTGGAGGACCGTTTCGGCCTGGGTAAGCGCATCAAATCGTGGATGGTCGATAAATGGGAGATGTACCGCATAGCCCAGTACTGCGACCAGCTGGTGCCAGATGGTGTGGGTGGTCAAGAGCCGCGCTACCTGTGCGACATGAATCTGCAAGGCCGTGCCGAGGCGTGGACACTCCTGCGGGACCTGTCGGCAGTCTATCGCGGCATGGTGTACTGGGCTCACGGCTCTCTGTTTATGCAGGCAGACATGCCGCGCGCTCAGGATATCGATTATGTTTTCACCCGAGCCAACGTCATCGACGGTGAGTTCGTTTACGGCGGTGCCGAACGCAATACCCACTACAGCCGGGCACTGGTCAGCTACGACAACCCGGCCAACAACTATGACACCGATGTCATCCCAGTCACCGACAACGCTCTCCAGCGACGGTACCGGGACCGTCCGGTGGAGATTTCTGCCATCGGCTGCACCCGTGCGTCCGAGGCTCAGCGCCGCGGCAAGTGGGCGCTGCTGAGTAACAGCCAGGACCGCACCGTCACTTTCAAGACCGGCATGGAAGGGCGCATTCCGCTGCCTGGCTACGTCATTCCCGTCGCAGACGAGCTGGTTGCGGGCCGTCCAAACGGCGGCCGGATCTCGGCGGCTGCCGGCCGCGTTGTGACCTTGGACCGTGACACGCCGATCAAGGCTGGCGACCGGCTGATCTTGAACCTGCCGAACGGTACCGCCCAGGCACGCACGGTGCAGTCGGTTGCCGGCCGCGCGGTGACGGTAACCACCGCGTATGGCGTGCAGCCCGAGCCGGAACTGCAGTGGGCAATCGATTACCACGACCTGGCGGTGCAGCTGTTCCGGGTGCTGAAAACAACGCGCACCCAAGAGGGCGAGTACGAGATCACCGCGCTCGAGTTCAACCCGAGCAAGTTCGCGGCGATCGACACCGGCGCCAAGTTGGACGAGCGCCCGATTAGTGTTATCCCGGTGACCACCGTGCAGCCCCCGGCAAGCGTGACATTGTCGTCCGCCCACATGATCGACCAGGGTATCGCGGTCAGCACCATGACCATCGCCTGGCCGGCGGTGGAGGGCGCTGTCGCCTATGACGTGGAGTGGCGAAAGGACAACGGCAACTGGGTTCGCCTGCAGCGCACCGGCGCAACATCGGTAGACGTGGTCGGCATTTATGCGGGTGCCTACCTTGCACGCGTACGCGCTGTGAGCTCGTTCGAGATTACGTCGATCTGGAAAAGCTCGACCCTGACTCAGCTGAATGGCAAGGAAGGCCTGCCGCCGGCCGTTACCTTTCTGGATACCGAAAGCCTGCTGTTCGGCATCGGCATCAAGTGGGGCTTCCCTGCTGGCTCCAGTGACACCCAGCGTACCGAGCTGTGGTACAGCGAAGGTACAGACTTGAACCAGGCCACCAAGCTGGCCGACCTGGCCTACCCGCAGAACGAGTACGTCATGCAGGGCTTGCGCGCGGGCCAACAGTTCTATTTCTGGGCTCGCCTGGTCGATCGTTCCGGTAACCTTGGCCCATTCTTCCCGGTAGCACCGACGGTGGTTGCCGGGATGGCCAGCGCAGACGCTGGAGCGATTCTTGAGCAGATTAAGGATCAGATCACCGAGAGCGAACTGGGCAAAGAACTGACCAGCCGTATCGACCTGGTCGACAAGAATGGCCCTGGCTCGGTGAACGAGCGCGTTGGGGAAGTCCGCAGCGAGCTGAATGAGCAGGTGGCCGGGGTCAACAACGCGATCGAGACGGTCAAGTCGTCGGTGGTGGCGGCCCGTGATGAGTTGCAGCAGCAGCTTGCAGCAGTTGATCAGGAAGTCGATGCGGCCCGATCCGAGCTGCAGCAGCAGATCAATACCGTCTCCGCGTTGGCCGGATCGTTGCCGTACAACAAGGACAAGACCTACACCCTGAATCAGGGTGTACTGGGCGCCGACGGCAAGCTGTACCAGGCACTGAAAGCGGTACCGAAGAACAACCCGCCGCCCAATGCGACCTACTGGACCGATGTTGGCCAGGCGATCGTCACGGCGGCCGGTACCGCCACGCGCGTGGGCAAGGTTGAAACGGACGTTTCCACGCTCAACGGTACAAGCACGGCGCAGGCCACCCAGATCGAGGGCCTGCAGTCCGGCCTGACCACCACCAATGGCAACGTGACGGCCGCCCAGCAGGCCGCACAGGCGGCCGCCACGGCGGCCGGGGCCAAAGGGGAGGTGATCTATGGCACCACCGCCCCGGCTGCTGCCAAGCGCCTGGCACAGAACCTGTGGATCGACACCACCGGCAATGCCAACACACCCAAGCGCTGGAGCGGCAGCGCCTGGGTGGCCGTCACCGACAAGGTGGCCACCGATGCCGCTGCAGCCGCGGCCAATGCCCTGGCTGTTGCGCAGACCAAGGCAGATGCACAGGCCGTGCAGAGCGTGACCACCCGGGTAACCGATGTGGAAGGCACGGTGAGCGCTCAGGGGCAGGCCATGACTGGCATGCAGTCCAGCCTGACGACCACCAAGCAGGATGTGACGGCCGCCCAGCAAGCCGCGCAGGCAGCTGCCACGGCCGCCGGCGCCAAGGGGGAGGTGATCTATGGCAGCACCGCGCCGGCCGCTGACAAGCGCCTGACGCAAAACCTGTGGATCGACACCACCGGCAACGCCAACACGCCGAAACGCTGGAACGGCAGCACCTGGGTGGCCGTCACCGACAAGGTGGCCACCGATGCCGCCGCCGCTGCAGCCGCCGCCAGTGCGCTGGCATCGACCAAGGCCGACGCGTCGGCGGTGAACCTGCTGACCAACCGTGTCAGTAACGCTGAAGGCGTACTGACCAGCTACAGCAGCGATATCACCCAGCTCAAGAACAGCCTGAGTGCCGCGCAGTCGTTCGTGGCCGGCAAGGCGTGGGAGTTCACCGGTTCGACGCGGGGTTGGTTCGGCACAACCGCCGGTTCGACGTTTGTTGCCGGCCCGTTGTTTGCCACGGCCGGTAGCTGCCCAAACCTGCAGTGCAACTTCACCCCGGGCGTTTGCCGGCGCCGAAAACCCTTACCTGCGTATCCGGCTGCGTCGACGCAACACCACCCGTGCGGGCGCCCAGATGTATTGGGCAAACGAGGACGGTGGCCTGGCTGAAGCTCGCCGCATGGCGTGGACCATCAGCCTGACCACCAACGATTGGCAAGACATTGAGTTTGACCTGTCTGGCCACGCGGGATGGAACGGCAAAAGCATCATCGCCATTCGCCTGGACATGATGAACTCGGTGGATACGTCGGGCGAAATCGACATCGCCTACATCGCAGTTGGCCGCCGCTCGGCGGCTGCTTCGGCGCAGGCGGTGGCCAGCCTGGAAAGCAACGTTACCCAGCAGGGTGACAAGCTCACCGCTGAGGGGAAGCGAATCGACGGGTTGTACACCGCCGTGGGCGATGCGAACGCGGCGATTCAGAACGAAGCCACGGCGCGGACCGATGCTGACGGCGCACTTAGCCAGCAGATTCAAAACACGCAGTCGTCTTTGGGTGCTACCAACGCCTCGGTGCAGCAGATCAGTTCGGCGCAGACCGGATTGAATAATCGGGTCAACGCGCAGTACTCGGTCAAGGTGGCAGTTACCCAAAACGGAGTGTATGCCCTTGGCGGGATTGGGGTTGGCGTCCAGAACCAGAATGGTGTGCTGCAGTCGGTAGTGGCCGTTCTGGCGGATCAGTTCGCGGTAATCAACGCCGCCGGCAATGGTTACGTCAGTCCGTTCGCGATTCAAGGCGGCCAGGTGTTCATGAATGATGCCTTCATCCGTGATGGCAGCATCATTAACGCCAAGATCCAAGACGCCGCTATCAGTAACGCCAAGATCGCCAATGGTGCGATTACGGCCGCCAAGATCGGGGTGGCCGAAATCGACACGCTGCGCATCCGTGGCAACGCTGTCACTGTGCCGGTATCGGCAAGTAGCCCCGGGAATGTCCAGGGTGTCGGAGTAGGTCAGTGGCAACCCCTGATCGCTGTCGGTGTGCAAATGGACGAGGGTGGTTTCATCACTGCCCAGTACAGCTGCTATCAGGGATTCGGCAGCGGCATCCGCAAGTACCAGTTCCAGATGGATATCAACGGCCTGGTTATCGCCCAAGGTGGCGGTGACTGGGCGGATAGTTTCCCCAACCTGATGGGATCGATCGGTGTGGGGCCGGGTTACTTCGTCATCACGGTGAAGTGGTGGGGGGAGAACTCGGGCGTTGGCGTTCAGAATCACACCCTTTACGCAATGGGTACCAAACGATGAGCAGCATTGAACACTATGCAGCCTATGAGACTGACGGCCGGATCGTGTTTGCCGTCAGCTGCCCGCCGGAGCACGGCAAGAAGATCATCAGGCTCAACACCGACCGGCCCTACATCCAGGTGGCCACCCCGGCACGGACGGCCGATCACTTTGTGCTGGGCCAGATGCTCAAGGAGCGCCCCCAGATGGGGGCGGTTCTCCAAGGGCACTGGTTAAAGGGCGTGCATGAAGGTGCCGCCGTCAACATCGAGAGCGAAACCTACACCGCTGACGGCAGTGACATTGAGCTGGGATTCTCGGCGCCGGGCACCTACACCGTCACGGTCAGCCTTTGGCCCTACCGCGATCAGGAGTTCACCGTTGAAAATTCAGCATAAGTGCGACCACACCAAGCGCCGTGCGGCCGAGTATCCGCCGGTGGAGGAACAGCTGGACATGCTGTGGCATGCCATGAATCAAGGTCACATGCCCAAAGCAGAGCCGTTTTTCTCGACCCTGCAGCAGATCAAGCAGCAATACCCCAAGGCTTGAACCCAAGCCAACTACCCAATGCCCGCCATCGAGCGGGCTTCTTTTTGTCTGGAGATTGACCCATGCCTTTCGTAGCCATTAACGCCACCAACCTGTACGACTCCGCCAACCTGATCCAGTACGCCACCCCAGAGCAGGCCGACACCCGCGCCCGAGAAATCCTGCAGCAGTTCCCGGCCGCCCAGGTGCTGGTGGCCAAGGTGCTGAGCGAGTACCGCGCCACCGTTACCGTAACTGTTCAGGATCCGGCCGAGCCGGAGTCAGAAGCGCCTGCCGCCTGACATCAGTGACCCCTTCCAAGCCCGCCAAGCGCGGGCATTTCGCCTGGGAAAACCTGCGCCAGTTATCGCTGAAGTAGCTCTCAAGGTCACAGCCGCGAGGCCACTGTTATTGTGGAGTCTCCGTCTGCTCCGGTTCTTTGAGCATCTGCGGACTGAAGCTTGGTATCACCAGATTGCCGTGCTTGTATTGCTGATAGCTGGTGTACGGCAGCACAACGGTATCAGCAATACCAGATGCGACCATGTCGACCACGATTTCGTAGGGGTCTGAATGCACGCCTGTTCTTTCCGGCCCCGTCAGGTTGCAAAACTGGTAGGCAACGCCGCTGTACATCCGCGGGATCTCTGGGCAGTAGGAATCCCATTTCGCTAGGTCGTCCACGGCCTTTGTTTCATTAGACACAGTGCGTATTGTCCCGCACCCGCTTAGTGCTACTGCCAGCGCACATCCTATCCACAACCTCATATCACCCTCCCGTCTCGCTGACCTCGAAGCCCACCACTGTGCAGGCTAGAGCAGTCACCAATCTCCGTCACGAATGGAATCCACCAGTTTGTTGAGAATGCCTTCTTGGTGCTGGCGGTTGTAACAACCTGGTTGATTCGGCGGGGTGTCATCGCACGCGATCTTGTGAGGGCTGGTAGCGCTCCCGTAAGAGCTGTTGGAGAAGTGGGAGCATCCGGTCAGCAAGCAGGCCGCTATCCCAACCGCAAAAAATCCATTTTTCATACCCAGCCTCGTGCATCGGTTAATGCGAATTGGACGACTGAGTAACACAAAAGACACATCCCAGCCTGCCTCGTGCGGGCTTTTTCGCCCGGAGAAAACTATGGCCCGAATCTCTGCCGCCGATGCCGGCGGCGTAAACGTGATTGCCTTTCTGGATATGCTGGCCTGGTCCGAAGGCACATCGACCATCAAGGTGAGCGACGACGGTTACAACGTTCTGGTCGGTGGCAAGCTGTTCACCGATTACAGCAAGCACCCCCGTGTGCTGGTGCCGCTGCCGCGATACGGCATCAGCAGTACCGCAGCAGGCCGGTATCAGTTCCTGGCTCGGACTTGGGACGCAATCGTCAAGAACTACGGGTTCAAGGGTCGATTCATTCCCGAAGCCCAGGACCTGGCTGCGATCAAACTGCTGACCGAGTGCGGCGCGTTGCCGCTGATTCGGTTCGGGCGCATCCCGGAAGCGATCGCCAAGGCTGCCCCGATCTGGGCCAGCCTGCCCGGCGCCGGTTACGGTCAGCGCGAGCACAAACTGGCTGCGCTGCTGGGCATCTACGCCGAAGAGCGTACCGCTGAGCAGCAGCCAGAGGACCGCCTGCTCGCTATGTTCAGCGCCTGCGGCGGGGAGATGGCAGCATGACCAGTAAGCTGATTGCACCGATATTGGCCGGGGCGTTGCTCCTTGCGTTAGGCGGCGCTGGCGGGGTCTGGCTTGCGGCCGGCCATTATCGCCCGCTGCTGGACGATTCGACTGGGGCCGCACTCAACTGCCAGGCTGCCCGGGACAACCTCAGCGGGCTGGCGCAGGAGCAGGGCAAAGCCTTGGGCGACTTGACCCTGGCCGCGATCGAGCGCCAGGCCGCGGCAGAGAAGGCAGTAACGGAAGCCATGGCCGGCGCCCAGGGCGACTACGCCGCGGCGAACCGGCTGCAGCAGGAGCGCACCGGTGGCGATCAATGCGAGGCTGCCATCTCGATCATCGACAAGGAGCTGGGCCTATGAGGCTGGTGCTGAAACCGCTCACCTGCAGGAGCGGAATAGGGTGGGTTCGATCTGTCAGCCGCGTAATCCGTGGCCTTGCCTGTGGGAGCGGGCTGCTGATCCTGGGCCTTGCCGGGTGCGCAGGTAAGCCAGCGCCGCAGGTGCAGTACGTGCGCGTCGAGGTTCCGGTGCAGGTGCCGTGCCGCGCACCTCAGGTTGCGGAACCGCCCTGGGTTGCTGCTGACCTCCGCAAGATCGACAGTCTGGAGTTGAAGGTGAGGTCTTTGTTGGCAGAGCGTCGGCAGCGTATTGGATATGAGCGGCAACTGAAGGTGGCGACGGACGCATGTCGGTAG